TTAACTTACACAGCTATTACAGGTGTTGAAAAAGTAGCCATTGAAAACTTTTATATCGCTCGAAGTGGTGATTTTGAATCATTCAATTTTGACTTAGCTCATATTAATGAAAGTGGTACAATTGTTACTCGATTTGAGGGTGGATTGAGCGTAGAACAAACTTATTCAAACGGATCAAGACTTATAGATAATTTTTATACAGTATCTTTCAAACTACAAGAGGTATATGATTAATGAGTGCTCGTGCTTATGATGTAATTTTAACTGTCGATGATGTGACAGGTTTTGTTACGCAAAACACTGTAATTGGTGTAACCTCTAAAACTACAGGTGTAATAGCCAATGTTGATACTGCTTCTAATCTACTCAAAGTAAAACAAGATAATCTTTTACAAGAGTTTAACTCAAGTGAATCAATACAATCAAATGCAATCGTCACTACTGGAAGCGGTAACTTAGAGGCTTCTACTTTTACCCCTAAAAGATTTAGTTCAAATACTACAACTGCGACTGCTACCATATCTGCAATTGCTCCAAGCAATTTTAAAGCAGCTAAAAATGCCTTCACGCAAAATCCAATAGTAAGACTTTACTCCCTATACTATCCTGGTGAGTGGTATCCTCCTAACGAAAATGGTAATCCTGGAGGTGCGGGTGCTGGAAAAGCATGGCCCAACTATTTTCCTATTAGATTTGCTGAAGTCAATGGTGATTTAACATCCGATATTCTTTATAATGTTAGTTACGGTGGCGATTCTTATATTCCATTTCCTGTCAACATGTCTGCTTTAGCACAAGGTGCGGAGGGCAAAATTGACGAACTTACACTAGAAATATTTAATGTAGACAACGTAATCACTCGTTTAGTTGAAGACCCGTTTTTAGCAGGCAATAATTCTTCTAATTCAGTTCAAGCTATCGTTAATGGAGAATTAGTTCATGGTATAGATCCAAGAAGCGTTCCTGGAACTACAAGTAATCCTGATGGTTTAAACTTTGATGCGGATATTGAAGGATATTATGGAAGAACTAATGCCTCATTTGACTATACCCAAACTTTGGCAGTTGGGGGAACTTGGGTTGAGCAAAAACTTGATACTCGTGACTTATTAGGAGGAGTAGTTGAGGTAAAAACCACCTTTGCAAACTTTTTAGACTTTTGGCCTGAGTATAGTACAGTGAGGTCTGTGCGTTCAAATGTGATTGAAGTTGTTAACACTCTACCTTATCGAGTAGGAGATACAGTCCAAGCTAAAGGCGGCTCTTTAACTGCGACTATCCAATCAATACAAGATCAAGCGTATCTATTTCTTTCTGACGAACTTGAGGCTAATACTGCTTTTGGTCAGCCTATATACATTGTTAACAATGAAGCTGATACTGAATCATACATCGAAGATACTTTTAAAATTGATCAACTTGAAGGTTTAAACGAAAGTGTTGCTAAATTTAATTTGATTTCATGGTTACAGTATTTTAAATTAGTAACTCCTAAAAGAAAATTCTATAAAAACACTTGTCAATGGAAATATAAAGGATCAGAGTGTCAGTATCCCGGACCGGCTGGCGGAACTATTCCAGGCACCAACCGTTCAGCTAATAGTAATCCTATTGCTGCTAATAATCAAATAGCTTCATCAGCTGATGGAGATGTATGCGGAAAGTCTATCATTTCTTGCACTCTACGTAACAATCAAATTCATTTTGGAGGATTCCCTGGAACAGGTAGAACAGTCCCACAACAATAAAATATGCATACTACCTTGGGTACATCAATTTGGAACCTTATCAGGTTCCTATGGGTTATGCTGCTTTTCAGAATATTTCACTGGGTTTGGACATGGTAAAAGTCCTCTCGAAGCATTTAATGATGACCATATGAAATCAATCAGATTGGCTATGCTTGCGGGTGAAGAAGTAGAGCCTTGTAAAGTTTGTTATGATTGGGAGCGTAGTGGTGTTGAAAGCCCAAGACAACGTAGTAATAAGCGTTTTTTTAAATATACCAGACTATATGATCAGACAGCTGAAGATGGTTCTGTAAATAATCCTCCAATTTACATAGATTTTAGATTCGGTAATTTGTGTAATTTTACCTGTAGGATGTGTGGCGCTTTTTCCTCATCGAGTTGGGCTAAAGAGGCAAAACATCATGGATATCTTGATGAGTCAGCTCCTAATCATTATGATCATTGGACTAATAATGAGTCATTTTGGAGAGATATAGATAAATTTAAAGAATACATTAAAGTCATATATTTTGCAGGAGGTGAGCCTTTCGTTCAAGAGGGACACTATAAACTTTTAGAATTTTTAGTTAAAAATAACTGCACTGATATCGAACTTAACTATAATACAAATCTATCATATGAACGATCTCTTAAATCCTATGACATTGAAGAGTTATGGAGTAATTTTTCTAAGGTTGGTGTCTGGCCCAGTATTGAGGGGTATAAAGAAAAAGCCGAGTATAATAGAAAAGGGCTAGAATGGGACTTATTTTGTAAAAATGTTGATAGATTTGATAAATATATCACAACATTCTCAATGTTAAGTAATGTTTATACTATAACCTCTAACTTAGAGACTATCAAGTATCTAAAAAGTTTAAATAAAAATTTTCACATTACCAATCTTGTGGGACCTTCGCACCTGTCTACGACTATTTTTTCCAAAGATGTTAAAAAATCCATAATGTCTAATTATAAGAATGAATTATATGATATGACAAATATATTAGAGAGAGATGAAATGAATTGTATTTTAGACTCTTTAAGACATATGAACTCAAGTGACGACTCTCACTTACAAAAATTATTCAAGCACCATAATCGTTTGATGGATCGATACCGTAATGAATCTTTTGAATGTGTTTTTCCTGAGTTAGCGGAATGGTATTTAAATATTTAGGCTTGAGTCATGAATATGGCAGTTTTGATTGTTTACTTTTGATTAAGTATATTTATAAAAATGAATTTGGATTAGACTTTGATATACCCACCTACACCACATCAAGGCAGTGGATGAAAGAATTCTCCCCTAATAAAGTCGATGAATGGGCTATGAAGAGCTTTACAAAAGTTAACTGGACAGATAGTCAAGACTATGATGTAATAACATTTAAGAACGATAATTCAAAATTAATAATTCATTTTGGACTATTTTTAAAACCTATAAGAATGTTACACATTGAAGAAGGGGGAGTCTCGTGTGTCGAAACATTATCCGATTATTGGATAAATCGAGTGCACGCCGTTTATCGACATGAGCAAATGGTATGACAAATACATTAATTTTCCATACAAACATCTAGGACAAGATCCCACAACAGGCATTGACTGTTTCAACCTTTGTAAACTTGCGTTTAAAAATGAGTTGGAAATAGACATACCATACTCCACGCATGACTTTTGTAACATAGTTGATGAAGATTGGTATAATAAAACTCAGAATCAATATTTTCTTGATGCTTCAAAAAACGGTGACTGGAAAGAGATTCAAAAGCTTGAGCCTTTTGATATTATCCTAATGAGTATAGGCTCAACTAATGTAGTAAATCACTGTGCCTTATATGTAGGGGATAATAAAATTTTACAAACAATGGAAAACAGGGATAGCGGTATTTATACGTACCATAGATATTATCAACAATATACTGTAAAGAAGGTTAGATGGAAAAGTTTAGTAAATTAAAAGAGGATATGAATAATCACGCCTTAAGAGATTACCCACGAGAGGCAGTAGGTATTATCACTAAAGATTTTGATTACTTACCTTGTGAGAATATTAGTGAAGATCCGAGAAACACCTTTTGGCTAGATCCAGAAGCATTGATTAAACACGATGATAACATGTGGGGAGTATTTCATTCTCATCCAGGTTCAGATAATCCTATCCCAAGTGAAGAAGACAAAGTGGGTGCAGCGTTTCAAGAGTATAAATTTTTAGTTGGTTTCAATAATAAATTTTACATATACTGGTATAACGATAAAATTGATGCATTAATGTTTGATGCTTTTGAGGAGAGACATCTTGTTAGCGACGATTAATATTCATTCTGCGTATAAAAAACTATTCGCAGAGAAAAAATATTGTATTGATTTAGTGACTTATGCTGATATAATTTCATATCTATCGTCAATGCATCCAAAATTTGCTAAATATGCTAATGATATTCATCATAATCTTATTGATGAAGCATATTGTTTATTAGACAAAGATAAAAAACTAATTACTGAAGACCAATTGTGGATTAGAAAAATTAAGGAAGATGATGAGTTTTACCTTGTTCCTGTGTTTGCAGGAGGTGGTGGAAAAAATACTAAATTTTTAGTATTAGCAGCTATGGCAGCAATGGCTGTGTCAACCTACGGTGCATCAACTGCTGCTATCACTGGAGGTTTAGGACCTGGCGGTGGTGGTGGTGCTATTGCCGCTCAATCTGCTGGCACAAGTTTTCTTGGCGGATTAAAATCAGGAGCATCGCTCGCGTGGAATTCTTTGGGTGCCGTAGGACAAACCCTTGCTATCAATGCAGGTCTTGCTGTAGCCACAATGTTGTTCACAAAACGTCCAAAGAGTAACAACCAAGTTGATGAAAATGCTCGTCAAAATGATATGTTTGGTTCGTTAAAAAATACAACAACCAGTGGTACGCCTATTCCTTTAATTTACGGTCAATTTAGAGTAGCAGGCCAACTCATAAGTGGTTTTATCGACACAACAGAACACGGCAAAAGCGCTAATATTAAAGTATCGGATAAATTTTAATGAAGAACTACATTAATTTAAATGGTAGAAGAGCACCAATAATTAAAGGCGCTTTTGGTGGTGGCGGTGGCGGCCAGTCTGGTGGCTACAATGAAGAACCTAATTCTCTATTCTCAACTGATATACTTTTCATGACATCTGCATTAGGAGAGGGTCCTGTTTACAGGATTAATCCTAACGGTCCACAAGACATTGAAGTTAATGATTCTTCTATCGATGACTTAATTAAAATCAATGGTAATGGCACAGAAAATGAAGAACGCTTTAAAACTCTTACAAAAACTGGAACCCTAACACAGTCTGCATTACCAACCTTCGGCGAAG